ATATCCATTTGGAAAATATCAACATTCTTATTAGTTATTTTGGACCAAAAGTTATTCCTTGCTTGACTGTTTCTGTCTGGTCTCAAGTTTTAACACCTACAATTGAATTAACCAATATCTTTACAATCCCTGTTCAAAATATACAACCCAATCACGGAAAGGTTATTATTAGAGAGTTGGATAGTGAAACAATAACCAAAGGTCAAATCTTTTTAACTGTAAATTCTACAGAAGACTATGAAGGTAAAATTGATATTAAATACAATTTAGAAGTTACCCCAATTTCTGATAATGGGAAAGAAGCAGAATTCGAATTTGAATTCCCTGATTTCTTCAATAATGGTGGCTTTGGTCTTCCCACTAAACTTATTACTCCAATCGTCTCTGAACCTGTCCAACCTGTTCCAGTACAAGTTGCTCCCGCACCTGTCCAAGCTGTCCTTACACCTGTTGCTCCTAAAGTAACACCAATTATTAATTATCCTAAAAAGACCAACAAGAGTATTTTTGGTGACTTTATCAAGGGACAAAATGATGAGAATGTGCCAATTTTTGGAAAGAAAGCAGAAGAAATAAAAGATACCAATGAAGGTTCCATTTCTATGAATCAATCCATGTATGCCAATCAAGCAATTAAAGCTGTAGGACTTATCCAAGATAATAATGATGATGCAGAAATAGACTTTACCGAAAGAGATGATACCGATATTAATAAAATTTTAAACATTTTAAGGAATCAAAATTATGACAATTAAATGCATTTGAGAAGGAATAGCGCCTTGTGCAAAATTTTAATTGGTAAATTAAATTGTGTAATGGGGTATCCAAAATCCCATGTTACTATAAAATTTTATATGAATCATACAAGATATAAGCGATGGGAATGTAATGATTGTATTTATAATAAAATTTCAGAAAATCTCTATTATTATGGAATAAATTCCTTTCAATTAGAAAGACTACACAAATTATGGAATATGGACAGAAGCAATCGCCAAGGATACATTATACTTAAAAAACAATTGCCACTAGATTTAGTATATTATATAATGGACTTCTTGTAAAGCATGTCTTTTTTATTTTAAAATAAGAAAGCTTAGCTATGCCAAAAATTTAAATCTACCTTTTTCAAGGTTGGACATTAGAGAATTATCTCCAAGTATTTGAATTAATTTTTGTAGAGTACTTAATAATGTTTTTCTTTGTTCAGTACTTAATGAGATTTGATGAAAATCGCAGAAATAATAAACAAAGTCGATTATTGTTTCGTGAGCATTTTCAAAAGTAATTGAAAATGAATCATTTTCTTTGCAGACCATTATTAAATCCAAAAAGAAGTCAATTATTGATAAATCACTCTTTTCTTTTGAAAAATCCAAAAGAAAGGGCAAAGAATTTTCCATTTTAATTAATAAAACTTGATATAACTCTACCGGTTTCATGATTATTCCTATATTATAAGTAAGGATTTTAAATTTTAGCTAGTTTTTATATATAAAAGCAAATATGCTTTTTTGATTCCTTCCAACGCATTGGAGGGATGTATTTTACTTATTTTTTCATCATCACATAAATAAAATTCTCCTTGTTCAAGTATTATACTTATATAATGACCAAATTTAAAGTGTCCATTATGGATGACAGCGCCTCGTAATTCATAATCATTAAATTTCAGTGGACAATCCATATCATCATGAATTTTGTTAAAGTTGGAATCATAACGATTAATTTGTATAAACAAATAATCAGGCCAGTAATATATGGTATTAAATTTCTCCGCGTCCACATACTCTTTAAACTTTTCACTTTCCCATTTTTCAATACGGTCTTTGCTTTCAAAAAGATTTAGAGATTCTTGAAGTGATGAAGAAAAAGGCAAAGTAAGAATTGTTTCCGAATTTACAATCTGTTTTTTATCATTGGATCGAGTTAAATTGTGAAAGTGTGTGTAATATCGGTATTGAAAAAAAGCCTTGTTGGCATTTTGCTTCCATCGCTTTTCTGTTTCTTCACCTAAAATATCGAGAAGCTGAATTAAAGATTCATGAGCATCATATTGTTGAAATGGAGCAAATAAATTAGATTCTGAATTTAGTATTTCTTGAATATCCACAGGTGAAACTACTTTTTGACTTTGATATTTTTGAATAAAGCTAATAAATTTTTGTATTACTGGAGAAGATCCTCCAGGATTAGTGTTTTCGGCATGCTTAAAAATATCGATGAATTCGGAACACTGCATTAATAACTGCAAAACAGAATTAACATAACATGTATTACCAAGATTTTCTAATCCAGTGATCATTTATTTAAACACATTTGCGAAAAAATTTTAAAAACAATTTTTAATCACACCTTGAATCATTTATATTGCAATCGGAGCAAAAGTTAGTTGGAAGACATGCGTTTACTTTCTCTCCCTTGATCGTTTGGCGACAAGCACATAAATCACGAGGATAAAAGCACTTTCTAGTATTTCCTTTGAGCGCACCATATAAATTTGGTGTACTGTCATAACTTTCAATAATTACTAAATGATTATTGTGGTAAGCATTATCAATGGTAGAATACATTTCTCTTTTTTATTTGCACAAAAAATAAAAAATTGATTTGGTAATCTAATTTTATAAAAACAACCAAAAAAATATAAATGGATCTTAAAAACTATCAAGATTTTGTTCAAGCTGTTACAAGCAAAGAGTCCAACGATTTCTCTTGCTTTTTATCTAGAATCCAGAGCCTTGAGGATTCCAAGCAAGCTCAAATTCCGCTTCTCATGACTTCTGCGATTGGTCTTTCCTCCGAGACGGGTGAATTTAATGAAATTGTCAAGAAAATAATCTTTCAAGGCAAGTCCCTAACAAGCGATAATATTTTTCATATGAAGCGAGAGCTTGGAGATATTCTATGGTATTGGATTAATGCATGTCGTGCATTGGACCTAGACCCGAATGAAGTGATGAAGGAAAATATTGAAAAACTAAAGTCTCGATATCCAGATTTAAAATTTGATGTCGAGAAATCAGAAAATCGCAAAGAAGGCGATTTGTAATTTTTTTTTTGTTTTACAATAAAACATGTCGAATTATACAATTTCTGACACTGTCAACCCAAATATTAATAAAAAAAATGTTTACCTTACCATATCGGACATTACGGAACAAAACAAATGCTACGATAGCAATGAACCGGTAACCTCTAACTGTGAATGGCCAATGTTAGTGCCACCCAATCAACTATTGGCATTAAATGCTGATACAAATAATCCACTAAATTGTGTCACCAAGGAATATTTTGAATTTGGAGAAGATGCAAGATGGTGTAAAATTGAGCAACGTGAATATTTTGAACCTCAGCAAATACTCAAGATAACCAAAGATGGAAAGAAATCCTTTACCATGAAGATTGATAAAATGTCCGATAATTATGTGTACACCGCAAGTGACTCGAAAGGTTCTTGTGAAAATTTAATCTATGTCGCTGCTGGACCTGTTCAAATTAAATGTCCCAAAAATGAGCCTTGCGAATATTCCAAAAAAGAATATTCAATTGGTTTAACAACTCCACTTGAAAATTATTCTTACGATATTTATTTTCCAACCGACTTGGGTCACTTTCGTAAAATTATTATTGGTGGTTATGCTACCGAAAAATGTAAATTACCGGATAAAAAGCCAGCTTTAATAAAGATATATATTGGTAAAAAATTATTAACCACAGTTCATCTGAGTTCTAAAAATGTTTCTGTATTACATAAAGTTAGAATATCCCAAGAAGATAATGGAAATTATGTTCTAAAGCATTAATATTTTTATTGACAATGTCAAATAAAAATTATACAAAAGATAAATGATTCGTCCACAATTGGTATTTATATTTCCTTTGCGTCGATGCGGAAGTAATTTTTTACGGTTACATTTAGATCTTCATCCATCTATTTATGCACCCTATCCTATTCATATTCACGAATTTATGCATCTATTACCCAATTATGGAAATTTGGATGATGACCATAATTACTTCCGACTCATTTGTGATGTAATTGGTTTTCAAAATACTACCTTGCTGCGTTGGACGCATATTAGTTTTGATCCATTAACTCTATTCAATAATCTTGAATCTCAACCAAGAAGTATCCATAGAATTGTAGGGGAAATGTATTTACAGGCTGCTGAAAAATGTGGAGCCAAAGTCGTTATTGACAAAAGCCAAGACTCTATATTTTATGCCAACGATATACTAAAACAATATCCAGACGCCTTGATAATTGATTTGGTGCGTGACCCAAGAGCTCAAATCAATAGTATGAATAAAGCTATTATACACGATTTTGACACTTTGTTGAATTTAAATACTTGGTTGGAGCGCAGAGAGTTGATGGAAAGACTTGCAAAAAAAATACCCCAAAATGTATTGTGCGTCAAGTATGAAGATTTTATTTTAGACACTCGAAATGTCTTGCAAACAATTTGCAAATTTTTAAAAGTGCAATACAAAGAAAATATGATTGATATACAAAATTCTAAAGAGGCTTTTACAATGTCTTCAATATCTTCCTTGTGGAAGAATAATTGTTATCCACCATTACAGACCAATATCAATAAATTTTCAACACAAATGAGCGTGCAAGAAATACAAATGATTGAATGGAAGTCACAGAATTACATTCAAAAATTTGGTTACCAGTTCTATTATCCATTAAAAGAAATTTTGATATGTGACAGTCTTATACAAAGCAGCAACGAGCAAAACAAAATTTTGCTGGCCAACTTGCCCGCCAAAATAAAAGAAGATAATATTAAAGACTATACCATCCGAAATTGTCGAAGAAAATATTTAGACAGTCTCAAATGAAACAAATGTTGGATTTGGTTGTAGATTGTAACAAAAGTTTATTTTAGATTGATCTATCATGGTCCAATCCGCTCCTAAAATTCCACCGGTATCTCCGCTATCCGGATTAAGACACCAATAATAAAAGTTGCGAATCGATTTTCGTTGCAAATACGACAATACATTTTGATGCCATTGATAATCCGAACCTCCATTAAAACCACCTATTTCTCCAATACATACTAGATTTTCGTAATATTGAGTAAGGAAACCAAACCATGTTTCCCATTGATAGTCTCCATCATTCAAGGAATTTATACCACGAACAGATACACCATAGACATGAGGAGAAAAAACGATTCGTAAATCAGGATTGGGTCCAAAAAAAGTGTCCATTTTCGAAAAACTACCACCCCAGGCACTACCATCAAAGGCTTCCTCGACTCCTTCTACCCAAAATAAACCTTTATATTTGGGTACTTGAGTGTCGACAAAGTTAATAAAAGATTTTACAAAAGTAGACCAGTCATACCAAGTAATTCCACCGTGCGGTTCATTTTTAATATCAATACCAATAAGATTCGAATACGAACCAAATTCAACCAACATGCTTTTCCAAGCTTGAAAATATTGATCTTGACTAATCATACTCGTTGGGTATGGTTGAATCGCATCATGATCTCTATGAAAGTCTAATAAAATACTAATATTTCGAATCGATGCATGATAAAATAAATGATGTAAATAATCTTTTGCATTCATATTGGCAACATAAGGATCTGCTTTTACGCAATCTTGAGTTAAAGGAACATTCATATTTATAGCCATTTCATATGAAAACGGGATTCGAATGGAATTAAATTCAAAGTTACGAATTACATTCATATAATATTCTGTATCGTGGACCCATAAACCATGTGGACAATAGCATGAAGATTCCATTCCAAACCAATTAATTCCTTTAATTTTGTATTCCTGCTTGTTAAAATATAGATTATTATTTGAAACACTAAATACCGCACCACTGAGTCCAAAAAATTTCAGCAGAAAAATTGATAAATAAACCACATGTCGAATCATTTTATTATTATTTTTTTTTTTGTATAAGTAAACATGTCGGATTTTTTATTACCTGTTGTAGCATTATCTCAGAAACAAGAAAGCAATATACAACACATATTGAACCAATTTTTACAATCTTTTTTGCTTTTAAATCGAAAGGATGAAAATTTAACTAGTACTGTCCAAGAGGACAAATTTGAACCTCAACATTTTGACTTGTGTCAAAAATCTTGGCAAGCGCTTGTTAAAAAGGCATTTCAACATATATTGACGTTATATTCAATAGATATTTCCATCAAGCTAATTTTTGTTGAATTATTCTTAATGTTGTGTGTCTACTTGCTTGTCGAATCAACGAATATATATATTCGTAATAAATTAAAACTAGACGTTCAACTAAATGTTGAAAGGGCCTATCAGACTTATAAGCGAAGAAATGAAAAAGATTGCAACTTGCTCTTTCTTAGCGAGGAAAAAGATATTTGTCTTGAAGATAGACTTTACATATTATCCACATTGGCAGTGAATCAAATACAAATGGTTTTATCCACCTATTATCTTGATTTTTTTACCTGCAATAAGAGAAAGATACAGGGTTACTTGCAAGTAAAACAATCAAAAGTAAATGTACACACTTCTTCTGCTAAAAGTATGAGATCAACTACCGCAGCTACTACTGCCACCACTACCACTCGTGAACGAAGGAAAAAAATATTAAATATTCAATTAGACAATCAAGTCAGCTACACAAACCATATTATTAAAAGCCAGCCCATTAAACTTATCTCGTAATTCGTTCGCATCGTCTTTGCTAAAACATCCTATAAAAGCATAATTACATGCTTCAGATATGTGAATAAATTTATAGCCTAAATCACAAATTCTAAAAATTAAATCCATTACTTCACATTTGTGTTCACAGTTGTTAATATTATAAATCCTTACGACATGCTTTTCAACCTTTTCCTTGTGCACTGGTTTGTCTTCAGTAGTCACTAGAGTAGGCATTAGCAAGGATCGTTTCGACTTGCCATCATTTTTTTGCAGAGTTGGTGGACTATCTAAAGCTGGTGGTTGTTGTGGAGCTTGTAGAGTACGACCAAGTAAAGATTTACGAGGAAGAACTGACGGTGACGATTCAGGAGGAGGAGGAGAAGATGATAATTCCGTAGATTCTCTAGGCACCGAATGGGAGCTCCCAATTAATTCTATTTTTACATCATAATATACAGACACGACAGGTTTATCATCCTGTCTGCCAAATGGTTTCATATTCGATTTACGATGTTCGATTCTTTGTTTACGGTTCATTCTGTCTTGAATTTTTTTAAAATTTTTAATATTCAAGAATCAATTTTTTACTTGGATACTCTTTCAATACATTATCAATACAAGTTAGGCGTCTTTCCAAAGGACTGGTACCGTTTGTCTTTTTGGTACGCAAATGTATTTTTTTTTCAATAGAAAGTGCAGTTGATTTATCCAAATCTATAATTTTAGCATGGATTTTCCAATTTCCGTCTTGTTTTTTCATTTTGGTATATTTTGCGCCACCAACTAATTCACCATTATGTTGACGAATACGACGCGTCAGATTATTGGTTATTCCTACATAGGTACATCGGTTGTTAGAATGACAAAGCAAATACACACAATACATTTATGATTGTAGAAAATTTATTTTTATATTAAAAATAAAATTGATGTATATTAATTTTTTATAATGAAAGTTTCAACTCATTATGAAAATCATTCATTGTAATCTTTGGGGTGATATCGAAATTAGTGACTTGGCGATTTCAATAATCGATACACCACATTTTCAACGCTTACATTATATAAAACAAACAGGAATGTCTTACAAAGTCTTTCCAGGCGCACATACCAGTCGTTTTGAGCATTCAATTGGTGTTTATGGAGTGATTCGCACTTTGATTGACCATCTTATCAAAAAACAACCCGACTTGGTGGAAAGCTGTAATGAGCGCAAACAAGAATTAATATGTATCGCGGGTTTAATTCATGATCTTGGCCATGGCCCGTTTAGTCATTTATTTGATTATTATTTGGAGAAAAGTGGTATACATAATGGATGGCAAGACCATGAAACTAGAAGCTTGGATTTATTGACAGACATTGTTACACATCACAAGGTACAAATTTCAGAACACGAAATTGAATTTATTCAAGGTCTCGTACAGGGTCAATCTGCAGAGCCTGCGTGGTATGATACAATTGTTAATAACAAAATTGCAGGATTAGACATGGATAAAATGGATTATGTATTGAGAGATTCCATGAATTTTGGAATGAAGATTCATTTTGACCCGTTACGAATTATAAAAAATTGTCGAGTCATTGATGGAGAATTGTGTTTTTGTGATCGTATAAAGGATGAAATTATAACAGTTTTTTTGATTCGAAATAAAATGAACCGTTTTATTTATCGACATCCAAAAGTCTGTGAATACGAGAGTATTATTATGGATTATTTGGAAAGCCCAGTCTTTGGTGAAATAAAAATGACAATGAGTGAAAAGAATATTGAAAAATTTCTAGCACTCAATGATTATACTCTTTTATTTAAAATACCTAGAGACGAGTATCAGCAATATGAATGTCGTAAAAAAAAGTACCAAAAGGAGCATAAAGAATACAAGGACGAAGAGTGGAGTAAGATAGTAAACCTGCAATTTTATCAAAAGAAGGACACATCTCGAAAGTTTAGCATTGAAAATTGGAATATTGTTTCTTGTTACTCTTAGAGTCGTCCAGAAAATGCACAATCTTGTTGTATAATCTGTGATTTGTTGTATAAGAGTAGTCGATTCCATAATAGATTATTATAATTGTAGGAACTTACCATTCCATAATAAAAGTTGTTGGCCTTGTTGGTAAATATAATATAATTTGGATCAGGTACAGCAATTTCTTTAATACATATCGAATCCAAGTTGGAAATTTGCGGATTGACATCAAAACATTTCATTGTTTCATAATCGGATAAATATTCCATCTCTGATTTTATAATGGTAGAATTGTCAAACTTTTTAGAGTACAATTGAAAGGAAATTTGACGGTCACTGATGGGTGTCATTTGAAGAATGGCACATTCTGAATTAAAAATGTTGTAATCATAATAGGATTGATAGAAAATGTTTTGAAGAACTGAAAATCTAAAGTTCTTTTCATATCGTTGACTAGACACGGTAGTAGTAAACACCAGTAATAAAATTCGTAAAAACATCATTTAATTTTTTTAATTTTATTACTATTAAATGAATTTAAATTATGATTTGAAAAAAATACCTGGTCAAGAGATCGGTGAATTATTTATTTTTATAGACAAGAAAAAGTTGACAATGTCGGATTTTTTATGCTATATGCAATATGAATTTTTTTGCTCGTTCTTCATATCCGTGTTGGCAGACATTTGTAGAGAACAATATAAAGATTTTGAATTTCCTGTATTTAAAAGTGAAGATTATGGAAACCCATTCAAATTGAATATTTATTTTAATAATAAAAAGCCCAAAGTTTTTGATAATCAAGAAAATTTAGAGTTATTGGAAAAACAAAAATATGTAAGTATATTTAATAATGTATCGAATCTTGTTTTTATACCCAATAAAAAAAATGTTGAGAAAATTTTTGATATGATTATACCTGAAAATAAAATTTTTTTTCAAAAAATACTAAAGGTGATTTTTGACAAGATTTATTTAATATTGCAGAATGACATGTCAAAAAGAATACAATTTGACTATAAAAATAATTTTTTAATTTTTATTCTGCGAGAAAATTAAAATCTTGGTTTATTCATAGATATGGATCAAAATAGCCAAACTTTAGGTTCTACACCCAAATTTGCTCGTAAATATCATAACCGAGCTGTTCAACGAACTGGGTGTAGCAGTTGTTCAGAAAGAGGCAAAACTTTACCACCCCATGTTAAAGACGCCATTAGAAATAGTGTAAATTCTTTGTAATTTTTTATTAATTTTTTAATAAAAATGTATACGCCTCTTAAAAATTTTCCCGTAAACAAAATTATTCTGGAAAATGCTATAAAACTAAAATATATAAAATCTGAAGAAGACGCATTGGCCAAAATAAAAATTAAAATGGAACCTTCGGAAGACAAAATTATTGTAGGTAGTATTACTTCAACTATAAAATTTACTTGGCATGATATGTATAATATTTGGAAAAACGCTGTTTCTTTAATTGCCCTTAAATGGAAAGCTTTTATATTTTCTCTAGTCATTGGAGATTCTCAAAATAGAATAGATATAGCTAAACAAGTTTCATTACTTTTAACCAACTATGCAAAACAATTGAATAAACAATATCCAGAATTAAATTTTTGTTTCTTTGTTCTAAACACATCATTAGAAATTCGGGCGTTTGGTCATAGCGATGACAATATTATTTTTAAACAAAAAACATTGTTAGGTCTAGGGACTGCTTTGACTGGACAAGTTTTATGTAAATCAAGAAATTTTGATGAATTTAATGGAAAACTTTCTGATTTTTTTACTAGTTCCTTTGGATTCTTTGATGATCGAGAAGATTTAGTTGCATCTTTATTAACTTTTGTAATTAATCGAAAGTATTAATAAAAATATTCTTAAAAAATGATACTGGAAAAAATTTTCAAGGGGTAATAAAAAAAAAGAAGTTTTTTACCATATTCAAAATTTGATTAATTTTTTTGTTTTTTAATTACAGATATTAAAAATGAACACCCAGACATTCAATACCGATCATTTGCAAACTTACCCCGATTCAGTTCTTCAGGCTCCAAAAGATATTTTGATCAAAAAGAACAACAATACGAGATACAAGTTTTTTAAACAAAATCACTTTACCGCGGGGGATGAGGATCAATTTCTTGAATACTGGGATCGTTCTACTCCAGTTGATGGCCCTCTCAAGAGGAATCAGACGAATCTAAACCCAGAGATTCCTTTGCACCCCAATACGAAATGGCCAAAATATAGAAATCTATGTGTAGATGTCGTTATATCTACCTTTCATTATATTTCGGATAAGTTTAAAAAAGGTCTCTTTTTAAAAATTACAGACGGAAAACCAAAGGTCTTTTTACCTTTTAGTAAGGTTGACTATCAAAACGAGTGGAGTGACAAGATTAAAACCAATCCACGCCGTTTTTCCAATATTGTACAACTGATGAAGTATACCGCCGATGTGGAAAAGAGAGAATTTTTAGAGGGTAAAGTTCATAAAAATATAAAGGCGTGGTATGGCAACAATGGTCTTGTTCGTCTAGAGTTTCCAATTTCAGAAGGCGACTCGGGAGTTAATATGCTTCACGATATGTTTACCACTCTAGTTCGCGAAAGAAAATTGCCTTCGTGTGAAGTTTTTATCAACAAGCGTGACTTTCCTCTCCTCAAAAAGGACGATACAGAATCTTATGATTCATTCTTCGGAACTCGTACTAAACTTTTATCGCATTCTTATGAAAAGTATGCTCCAATTCTGAGTATGACAACAACAGATGCACACGCCGACATACCTATCCCCACATGGGAAGATTGGTCTCGTGTTACTTTTTGGAATGATGGAAAAATGTTTGGAAAAGATTATCGATCCTTTCCTCGTCCTGAGGAATTTGATGCGATAGAGTGGTCCATAAAGATTCCTACTGCAATTTTTAGAGGAGCGTCGACGGGTCAAGGTACAATGATTGATAATAATATTCGTTTAGCAGTTGCTGCAGAGTCTGCCAAAGGACTACTTGACGAAGATAGTATTCCTTTTATGGATGCTGGTATCACAAAATGGAATCTTCGTCCTCGTAAGCACCCTTCTTATCCTTACATTGAGACGATTCACGTTGATGAAATGCCATTCTCATTGATATCTCCAATGTCACCACTTGAACAAGCACAATACAAATATATTCTTCACTTGCCTGGACATTCTGAAGCGTATCGCCTAGGCATGGAGCTTTTTAGTGGTTCAGTAGTTTTGTATTTCCCCTGTCAATATCAGCTTTGGTTTTTCAAATGGATGAAACCTTGGGAACATTATGTTCCATTGTCGGGTTCAATGCAAGATATTTACGAAAAAATCAAGTGGTGTAAAGCAAATGATGAAAAATGTGAAGCAATCGCAGCCAATGCGCGCGCCTTTGCTCACAAGTACTTGACACGAACGGCAATTTTAGATTATCTTCAAAATACATTTTGGGATGTATATACAACAACGGGCAAAATCGAGCATGTTGAGAAAAATATTAATGATCTCAATTTGGAATTATATCAAACTGTAAAATATCAAATGGTAACGAGTATGAATGCTTTTTACAAGGATAATTCAGATATGCTTGAACATTTGAAACAATTATTGAGTGTTCCGCATCATTCCTTGTCGAAAGATATACGGCTTTGGCTTTTTACATTGTTCTATAAAAATATGACTATATCAAAAAGTATCTACAAGGAGGGTAAGAATACAACATTATTTACCTTTAATTATTCTGGATATAAATATGCCATTAAGAATACTCGGAAAACATGGAAGTCGGAGGAAAAATTTCAATTGGCTTGTAGCTATTTGTATATGAATGAGTTGTCCAAGACTTGTCCAAATTTTATTTATACCTATGCTGATTTTGAAGATAGTGACAATCATACTAATATAGTCACAGAATTTGTAGAAGGAATGACTTTGGAAGAATATATCAACACGAGTGCGTTTACAATGGCATCTTTTATTGATATTTTGATTGGTATTTGTTTGGCTTTGGCAAAAGCTCAGCAAAAGTGTGGATTTATACATATGGACCTGTTTCCATGGAATGTAATTATTGTGAGAAAAAAAGCGCCCGAAACAATTGTTTACAATAATGAACAAGGGTCGTATACAATTAAAACCAATATTGTACCTATTATTATCGATTATGGAAAGAGTCATTTTATTCACAAGGGACAGCATTATTACAATACGAGCCCTTTTCATCTTTGCCGTCTACAAGACATTATTAGTATCGTGTTTTCTAGTATTTATATTATTTTGGAAAAACATAAACTTAATGATAAGGATATTAAACTTGTGACTAGTATTATGAATTTTTTCTCGGGTTCTGGTTACACCAATAAGACAAATTTTATCAATATTTCTCATGTCAAATCTTTTTTGAAAAAGCACAAGAAATTCTCAAAGATGTTGAGCGAGCCCAAAGTTGGTTTGGAAGAAATGTCACCACTCGACTTTCTAAAGTTTATTTTGGATAACCTGCCTAAAAATTCCACTGTTACCATTCAGCATTCTATGCAAAGAATGTGTCGTGAATTTGTCACTATAGATCATCCTTTTAGCTCACTCAAACTAAAAAGCTTAGAGTTGGAATTACTTTCAATTGGTAAAATTTTAACAAAACCTGTCGATTTTAGAAAGCACTGGTTGCTTTTAGAGGGTCTATGGGGTTCGATTCCAACAAATCCTGAACATGCATATTTGTATGTCTATAATACCAGATTGATTTTTGAACGGTTTATTGATTTAATTCGCGTGTTTGAATCTACGGAAGTAAGAGTTTGGGAACAATTGGATGTAGATTCGTTGTGCAAGGACTTTCCAACTCTACCGCAAATTTCATCTTTTGATGAAAGTTGTCTACAATCGACTGTTGTGGCAAAACTCCCCCATTATCCTACTCATATTTGCAAGTCGTGTATATCAAAGCAAAAGTTTCAACCATTACAAAATGTAGGAAAATTATTTGAAAGGCTTCAAACTCTGCAAATTATTTCAGAATTAGAGTGTAAATATTTGATGGATTTTTTCCCCGCTTATATTAGTTTAGGACACTGTTACACACATTCTCTTTTTTTATAAAACAATTTGTTCCAAAAGTTCCACAACATATTTTTCATTAGGATGCTCATATTTCCATTGATTGACTGGAAAATAAGTAACATCCATTATAGAACGCGGATTTTGATTATAATGAGCTACATGTTTTTCACCGTTTTTTTTGTATATAATTTGGTTAGTATCCGGATTTGAGCGACATTCAGAGCATTTGGAATAAGATTGATGGAATTTCCATCCTTGTTGTTTTAGAAATCTATTAAATTCTTTGGAAAAAGTTTTTTGATAAACATGTAATTGTTCGTGCAACAATGTGTTTTTAAAATCGTTGGAATCTTCTATTTGTTGTTGAGGTATTATAATTACATTACCACGGGTATGTGGTAGACCAAATTCATATTTTCGACCTTTCGTGCAAATAAATTTCCAAGACAGTTTGTTGAATTTATCAACAAGAACCCATTGTTGATGTATTTGCGACCAATCCAATTTTGAAATTTCATGTACCAATTTTTTTATAATTTCCATTTCTTGATTTGAAAAATTTAAAAGGCTTTCACTTATTATATCCTTGTATTCTGATACAGTCTTACAATTTCTGGCTTGCAAATCCAGAGCATTAAATCGGCTATAGAAATTGTCGTCATCATTGACAAGATGCAATAAAGCTTCGTGGTTATTTAAAAATGCAATTTTAGAAGGCACCGGTGAATGATAAGAATTATGAATGTTGGAATACATTTATAATTGAAAATTTTTTAATTTACAAGCGACCGACGACGACTTGCAAAACATGGGAATAACTTGTTCCGGCATTTTTGTTATAATAGGAAAACCCACAAGTAAAAAAATCGCTCAGCTTTTTGGTTTGTTCATCAAAATGCCGTGTTGTACATAAGATTTGACCTGTAAAAGCTTCCGCCATTCCTAGTAAGGTTTGTACTTCTTTACGGTTAGGTATACTACCTCCATGAGCTCTCACAATTCCTGCAGGTGTTGCAACCAAGAATTGAAATAATACACCCTTGTACTTATTTTCCAATTCAGCAGATAGTTCATTTAAAAGAACTGATGTTTGTATTTTTGCAGCATCTCTTTTTTTCAAATCTCCTGTCAAGGCGGCAAATAGGTAAGCAAACCAAGTATTATGTATTTTTTGTACTGCCAAGGACCAAAAATATCTCATATTTTCCCATGTAAACTTTGGAATACTAGACAAAGGACCAGTTGCACTAGGTCCTAATGGGTGATTTAAAATCATAATATTGGATTTCAACACATCAAGTTCATTAGAGTCAGCAATTGGGGTATAAGATTCTTGTAGAGAATTATACATTTTAATATTAAAATAAAAAAAGAAAAAAAGGTTTTGGTTTAAAAATAAATTCAATTTCAATGAAAAAAAAAAAAAATTTACTTTAAAAAAATATTATCATGGCATCAAATTCTTTAGTTTTTTTAATTGTACTCCTAGCTGTAACTTTTGTAATGTACAAAGCTGCTAGTGGTCACCCTAACCTCGTAGAAAATTGGGGTTGGACAATGACAGCAATGAACTCTACAGTAAACCGCACCCAAAACGGTGCTTCCTCGTTTGGAAATAATCAACAACAACTTTTCTCTAGTAACAATCAAGTCATCAACCCTAATTTGTTGAATGAAGCCCAGCGCAATGTAGTTGCTCAATCTATTTCATCCCCCGCAGTTTCTACTGTTTCAGTAAGCGGTGCTGGACAAGAAAACGCAGATATGGGTCTTGGATCTGTTGTCAACAGTCAAGATTTATGGAACACCATTGAAGGATACAAGCCCGCACAAAAAGAACAAGGACCCCAAGCCGGCTTCCCTGTTTACACCGTCCCTGGCACCTATCAAGCTGATTTATCCCCTCGCTTCAATTCGGTTGGATTAAACTCTTATGTAAAATACAATGTTCCGGAACAAGAGCACCTCGCCTCTTATGCAAATGATCCATTAACCATGGAACACAGACCTTCACAAGAAAATTATGCACCCATGGACCTAGTTAATATGGTTGAAAGACCAACTGTTCGTGAGGACTACAAGTCTTCCAAATCTGCTTCCAAATCCACAAGTGAACCTGCTGAATACAACCAAATGGTTCAAAAACTCGCAGATATGGGTTCTCAAGTCACTGATAAACTCCCCGTTCAACCTATGAACGGTAGCCACGGATCCGACAAGGAACCCATTTACTACAATGCTGATCGTTACATCTTTGCTATGCAAAAGAGTAGACTTTATGGTCGTGCTGATTTCATTCGTGGAGATATTCCTATTGTTCCTACCCTACCCAATGCCGATATTAATAGTAATGTTTGGTTTAGACCTTCAGTAACTCCTAGAACTGACTTGAATGCTGGTGCTCTTGGTGTCATCGGTGGAACCTACAATACCACACAACAACAACTCCTCGAGATGATGGCACGCTCTGCTGGTGGATCCATGGGTACCATCAATGGTGTCGATGTCAATCCAATCAACACGCCTGCCAATACTGTACAACAAAACATTTCCAGTCAAGTTTCTCAACTTACTTCTCAAGCTGGTGTCAATCAAGGAAACAAGTGGCAACAATTACGCCAATCACTAAAGGGCGCACCAGGAGCAGTCTCTACTCGAGCTTAATTCTTGCGCATTATTGCTTAATTTTTGCGAATATTTTATTTGCCAAAGACAAATAAAAAAATGTTCCGTTTTTGATAGATTTGAATATCTTACTTTTTCCAATTAAAAATTATTACAAAAAAAATAAAAAAGCTAAATTATTACAAAAAAAAAAATCTACGCCATAAGACGATGAATCAGCTCATTCTTGTTCCCCTTGGTTGAAAGCCCCTTTTCCTTGCAGATTGTCTTGATTTGCGCCAGACTCATATCCGAGTAGTTGACCTTCTCTTCAGCGGGCTGCTGAGTCTCGTCCTGTTCGTCCTCTGAATCTTCCGCATCTTCCTTATCCATGACCAGAGACTTTATCGAGACGGGTGAGATTCCACACTCTGAATTTTCCGCCTCCGCTTCCACCTCAGCCTCTCCTTCCTCGTCCATTTCGCCAAGCTCCAAGACTGGAGAGTGCTGGCTTGCAGTCGAACCCTCCTCATCGTTGGATGATAGAGATGCAACATCGTTGTTGGCACCGTTGAGGCGCTCAATAAGCTCAGCCTTGGTTCCCTTTTGCGCCAAGCCCTGGGCCTTGCACATTTCCTTTAGCTCTGTGACCTTTTTGCTGCTCAGATCATTGGGGTCTACTTCCTTTTGGACGGACTTTTTCTTCTTTGGCGAAGACTTCTTTTTGGGCTTGGTCTCCTTAGGAGCTTGGGTCTCCGCAGACTCGCCTCCATCGGAGGAGTGATACTCAAGTTTTTCTTCTGCAGACATTAGCTTCCAACGCTTGGAAGTTTCGCCAGAGATTTCTCCAAAAGTCATATCAGGGTTTTCCTCCAGCAGGATTGGGCGAAGATACATTGA